CTCGGCTGATGTGCTGGAGCTAGTTGTTGCACCGGATTGTATCGGCATATCTCCAACAATGGAACCTACATCATAATTGTATTCATTGCGCACATTCTGGGTAGAATGACTCATTCCTTCAGATTGAAATTCAGCAACTGGTGGTAATCCCGTAGCACGGGTAGTTACGCCCTTAGTAAAAGACTTAGTGCGCCCAGTAAGAAAATCAACTGTTGGTATGGGTCTAGCAATGGCAAATTTAGAGTTAAACTTGCTATACATTGTGATGGAGATTGATTCAGTCGTGGCCAAAGAGTTGAGTGGACTCAGCACTTGTAAAAATACAGCGCCGAGCGTTTCTTCTCCAAGACCTCCTGCATACGTGTTTAGAACGGAGCGATAAAATTTAAAGGGGATTGTAAGAGAGTTAGTCGTATTGGAGTTTGGTCGCAAATAACAGATTTGTTTACATGCAGTAGCTGTCCATGGGGCTGGTGGGGGAGCACTAGCTGGGTAAAGTGGGTAGAAGTATGCAATTAAGCATCCTTGTTGGAAGGGGGTCCCATTTACTTGAAAAGCTATTTCCACATCAGTCAAGGTGTAGATATATCTTTGGAAAGCCATGTTCTGTATGTTGTTTGGATCTGCTAAACTCAACAAGCCAAAAGGCACGTCAAGTCGAGCAACTAATCCTCCAGATGGTGTAGACTGGTCCCAATCATAGAAAGCTCTAATCATGAGACTTTGGGGTCCATACTCAATAGTGGCAGCTTCTTCATTCAACGCGTGAGGCGCGAAATCATCGAATTTGCTTGCATCGGGAATGGCATCCTTTGTAACTCGTTGGGTCTTGATGGTAGTCAGACCACTTACATAATCTCCTGTCTTATTATCCATTGTGGCGGGTCGATCATCGCCTTCAGCGCGCCATCCACTGAAGTGATAGGCAGATTTGGCATCTCGTTCTGCAACGGCTCTGGAGAGCTCACCATAGGCGGGCACTTCTGGAGCTGGTGTTTCAGATTCTTTGCATGCAAATTGGATTTCATTATAATACTGAGTGTAAAACTTTGAGTCCCATTGCGATGCGCACTCGAGCATCTGCTTGATTGTTTGTCCTAGGGTTAGATTGTTGTCTCGGGTCCATTGTACAGTTTCGTAGAGCGTATCTTTCTTCATTGCTCCAGTCCAACGTCCTCTCAAAATTCGCGGGTGTGCACCTAAAAAGGTGATTTCATGGAATTCTGATGTGGTCGTTTCAAGGGGCTGGCCTTTAAAGGCAGATGTATACTCTTGTCCAATTTGTTTCATGAGGGGAGCAATCGTCTCGGGCGTCCAGTCGATCTCGTCTGATATGCATAGAATATGATCATCACCAACGAACTTATTGCGTACATGTTCAGTGTATATCAGGTGGGGGTACTTCAAGCTAAAACAATATCGAAAATAGGCCTCATTAATTAAACAATTAAGAGGGGTAGTCCAAAAACAGCCAGACATGTGGTTGCTAATGGTCCAAAATCGATAAGTTTCAACTTGAGCCGGGGTTTTTGTCTCGTGGTTAAGCAGAAAAGCGCTTTCATTAATGGAAACTCCATAAGTTGACGCCAATTCTGCTATCAGTCCATAGGCAAAATCGCGAAAGGTCGGATGAGCTCGTTTGTCAAAGCTCTTATAATCTCCTGCGATGAATCTTTTTCCAACGGGTGTCAGGTAATCGTAAATCACGTTCATATCATATGAGTATTGATTTAAACCAATTGCACTTGGTGTAAGGTGTCCAGAATTGTTAAAGGCGGCAAGAATGCAGCCATAAACCATCCTGAAAGCAACCAAACAAACCATGTCATTAGCGTAAATCATCCTAATACGACATTCATTTATCTTACTCTCACTAACAGTCTCGTCTTTCAAGTAGCCAAGGAAAACATGGTCAATGCTCTCACCTTGGTAATTCTTCATCTCAGTCAATTTCTTATTCACTAGGCTTTTAAATTCGGGTTCGTAATGAAACTCACCTTCTTCATCAAACCAGATGAATTCTTTCTTTCCTTTCTTGAGGGTCGTGTAGACTAGAGGGTAGCCTGCTGAGGTATCGGTACGAAGTGAACTAAGCACTCCGGGGATCCCTTTGCAAGCCTCGTCAAATGTGAGCCGTCTTCTTCCGGTTGGGAAATAGAGGTTCTCATTGTAGTTCTTATAGATATCTTCAAAAATATCTTTGACTTTCTCTTCATCTACAGGTGGGTGGGTTGTTGACAATGTGTCTTTAATGGACTCTAAAATAGGATCTCTCCCTTCAGAGCGCTTGTCCTTCTTATCCAGGATAGGAAGAAACTTCTTGGTACCTTGTGACATTAATCCATTTAATGCGGAAGGCTTTATCTTTGATTTCCTTGCTAGGGGAATTCGCTGATTATCCAAGACAGTCTCTATCTTCACAAGATTAGGCAGACCATCAAATACTGAGAAGTCAAGTGGTATGGGGGAATTCCTTCCTCCCTCTACGGGTCCTTGACTCGACAGTTCGACGTCATCGTCAAACAGTGGTTCGGGTTTTTCGGGATTGAAACATACTTCCAAGATTTCTCTCGTCACTATGGTAGCCAATCCCTGTGGGTCGGTGGTTTTGTTGGTGGTTCCAGCTACATGTATTCCAATTACTTTTCCTACATGACAGCCTGATGACACAATTAGCGGTGTTCCGCAATCGCCTACATCAGTCATAGCTTTATACCTCCAACATTCGTCCAGTTCACGCAAATCGTCGAAAGATCTATAAGATCGGTTTCTAGAATATACTGCATTACTATATTTCGTTCCTTCAGAAGTTCTCATTAAGAAGGGTACATTGGTTATCTCCAATCGTTCAATTTCAGTCACAAATTTCTTCGTGATGTCTTTAAACTGTGGGAGAACCAAATTTTGAAATGTAATAACAGCAATATCTAAATCCCAAGATGACACAACCATATGGCGGTCATACTTACTCTTGTAAAACTTTCCTTTGTAGTGTAGTTCCATGGGTGTTCCATCAGGGATGGGTCCATCAACATTCAGCAAAGCATGCTGGAATGTTAGTAAATACCGTTCCTTTAACGGTACTACGTTTACTACTCTACCACCAATATTCAATTCGGCTATTTCAACTTCAGCTTGCGCTTCAGAATGAAAAACTCCTCTTTGAAATTTGGCGTTAGGGCGATTCGCTTTGCGGGTGGTTTTCCGGGGGCGGGCAGACTCAGCTCCAAACGTAATCTTCTCCACAGCCTTCCTTCGCTTTATCAAACCGGCAACTCCAAGAAAGAGTGCCATTAATCCAGCCATCCTAAAACCTTGCATGAAGAAACCTTTGAAGGCTCCTCCAATAGTTCTAAGATTTTCTGGATATCCATTTGATGCGGCAAAGAAAGCCCATGCATTAGATACGTCCTGTATGACTTGGTCCAAGCAAGCTTCCTGGTAGGCGGCATAGTTGTTACAAAGCTGTTCTGGGTAATAGCGTTCTCCATTTCGAGTTTCATTCACCAACGCATTGATTCCTAAATTAAGGTCACAATGGTCAGGACATCTCATCTCTTGATGGTGGTCACTTTCTCCAGAATCGTGCTTGTGTCCAACTTGTCGCTTACAACCAATAGCAGCGCATGGATGGCGGTGCATTTGGGTTGGGTCAGCTCCAGTGTGGGTTCGTACATCAGTCAGGGGGCGGGGGTCAACAACATAGTCTAAATGGTCATCACATAACCAAGGTTCATGAACAGATTCATATGAAATAGGCGATCTTATTTGTAAGTTTCCATCTACATCGATATAAGTCGTCATTCTATGAACATGATTAATGATCTTGGTACAGTGAGGTTCAGCACACATATGTGTGTGAATTTTACCATTCATTCCGTGTGGTTGATTTCCGCGTGGGTCAGTCGCTTGGTGGGGTGGGGTGGCGTCAACATACTCTTCATCACTAGAGTTACAATTGCTTTTGGCATAAGCCATAGCAAAGTCCTCTAGTTCAATCTGTCCGTCAGGGACAAGATTAAGCATGTCTTCGGTGGTGATCTCTTTCTTCTTCTTAATAACAGTAGGCGGGCATTCTTGTCTAACATTGCATGTTTTACAAAAATATCCGTCATGTCTGCTATGATTAAAAACATGTCCACAACACTTGTGTGCATGTTTAAAACCTTCAGAGGAAAAAGTTTGGGGTTTTTCGGGTGCGTCAGGTTCAGTCGAGGAATTGCTAGAAAACAATCCCATAACTGCTTCAGTAATCGAAACCGGTTGTTTCGGGAGCTCAAAAGAGTCCCTAAGAATTTCATTCAAAACCGCTTCCGGATCCTGGTTCTGCGTCATACCTCCTAAGAAGGCATCGGCAACGGCATCACATACTTCTCGGTGTGATTCATATCGTGTTCGTAGTTGTTCACAGAGAACGTCAAAGGTCATCCAAGGACTCGCTTTGACTTCATAATTAGCACAAAATTGTCCGGGTAAAAGTCTAAACTTAGCCCAGGCAACCTGTCTCATTTGTTCTCGTGTGTACTGTGAGAGATCCACGGTGTTAGTGTCCTTATCAGGACTCACCAAGGAAATCTCAACTACAAACTCTCTACGTCTCTGAAAAGCATCAGGGTTGATTTCGGG